TATATCAGTACTAGTAAACCATGCAAACAGTACTAAATTCATCATAAGGTCATCATGATTAGATGCCGAAGCTTCAAATGATGTCCCTTTCGAAACAAAGGTAGTCATTTCTACTATGGTATTAGCATCATGTATTGATAGTTTCCCTTGTTCTATTAAATCTTTTATGGTAGAACAACCAATTCTTTTTACTCTTTTGGTCATTGTAGCACCAATCGCATTCTTTTTAACTGCTGATTCTACAAACATGTTCTCATATTCTAAGTCATAGTATAAACCATTACACACTACAACACCTTGATCGTTTGATTCTACAATAACGTATGCTTCGTTATAAGCATTTGCGTATTTATATACTAAATCTGGTAATAGCATTGGTGATATATTATTATCTCTAAATACACACACTTGATTGAATGGTTCAACTGATATATCAATGATAGTAAAAGTACTATAATCCTGCCCTCTACCTCTGGCCACATCTACTGTCATAATATAATCATGGTTTATTATAGGTGATTCGTACGTTAATATATTTTCTTTTATTGTTATTGGTTCTCTAGCCATTTGCGCTAACAAATGATTAGCAGATATTAATGTATTACCTCTTCCATGAAAAGTATTACCAAACTCTTGCTCGAACTGTAATTCCGATGTATTCGCTACAGTTACTCGTTTCCATTCATCATCTCTTCCAGGTACGTCCCACCAATCCACTCTAAACGGACCAAAATCATTTGTCCCTGTGGATGCACCTTCCCATAGCTTGTGGTATACATTACCCACTCCATTTGCTGTAGAACATATAATTATTTGTGTGTCTTTACCAGCAGAAACAACTGGATAAGTAGAAGTATAAAACTGTGCATCATTTTCTACGAAAGCAAACTCATCTAAAAACAATAAGTTAATAGATAAACCCCTGATAGAACTACCTGATGTAGCCGATGCTATAATCTTAGAATTATTACTAAACTCTATAGAACCTTTGTTTAAAGCTTTGCATCCAGGCTGTAAAAAGAATGGTAGATTTTCTAAAGCTAATGTTATACGTGCTAACATCTCTCTAGCTACAGCTCCTTTGTTAGCTAATATAGCAATAGTTTTTTCTGGATGGAACACAGCAAACCATAATAGATATACCACTGAAGATATAGATTTACCTGACTGACGACAAGCTAAAACAATACTAAATCTGTTATCATTGAAATGCGTAAACATCTTTTCTTGATAAGGATATAATTTAAAAGGCACCAATCCGTCATCGAGAGAAATAATTTTTATATACTCACGAGCAAAGTATGCAGGATCGTTCATGCATTTGATATATTCTTTTACTTCATTTTCGCTAAATTGGGATTGAACGCCATCTCGTTTTACTTGAGGGTTTCCTAAGTATCCGAATTCGCTATTCTTTATCTGGTTCAACATCTATAATATTATCTGCTTTAGTCTTTAATAACATTCTTTGTAGGTCAGTAGTACTACCAACGAAAACATTATTATTAGTCACTTCTCTTTTATCGCTTTCAGCGTTAAGTTCTTTCTTTGCTTTTTGTAATTTCATAAGCTTATCAGTTACATCACTCATATTTCTAATATGATTTGATAGTACTTCAAACGCTCTAGGGTGTTCGGATTCTCTTGCTAATTCTGACATAGCATCCATGCTTAATGTTCCAGTGCGTATTAAATCCTTATAAGTTTCTCTAGAAAACTCATAATCGTCTTTAATATCTTTCTTGCTAATAGCTATCGACGCATTTTCTACATGCTTCTTCGGAAGATTCTTGGCAAGCCTACTTGAGATTTCTTGTTTTTTATCCATAATATTATTTATACGTTATGCGTATGAGGTAAGAGAGGCTGTAGCTCCTGAAGTTCCACCTGTCATTGTTTCTCCAGGTTGGAAGTATCCATCAGCTGAGTTAAAGCCAATAGTTTTTCTAAGTGATACACCATCTACAACAATATCATTAAACGTTCCAACTTTCAATGTAGAGCCCGAAGAACTACCAGTGACTATCTCTCCAACACTGAATGTTCCACTAATAGATGAAGGTAAATTAAGAGTACCTGTTTCTGGAAAGTTAATATAATCAAAAGATGTCGTAATTTTATATTGACCAGAACTTGGACTTGTTGTAACCAATGTATCTGATGCAACTGCAGTTGTAGGAGTGACGGCTATATTTAAACCTTCAAACAACTGAGAGGTATTTCCTTTGTTCATGAAATCTATATCGATCTCTTTAATAATTGCTTGAGAACCTTTACTACTATAAAATGACATCTTCATAGTAAATCCAAGAGTATATGTTAATACTCTTCTTGTCATAAAGTCAGCTTCATAATCGTCGTTAATGCTAACTGAATTTAATACTATAGGTACGTCTTGTTTAAACGAAGTCCAACCATCTATAGGTTTAATTGTAACTGTGTAGTCAGGCTGAAAGAACGGAATGATTTGTTCCATAATTTGTAAACCATCATCTTGGTTTTTAGCCATAATAGTTAATTCCATACCAATATTATATGGCACTTGGAAATCAACTTTATCTCTTTTAGTAACATCCGTACTAGCGTTTGTTATCTTATTTCTTTTATTTTGTTTTTGGTTTAGATCTATATCTAAAGATGTAATTTCAAATCCCATACGAGGAAGTTTAAGAGCCATTGACTGATCAGCTAAATCTTCTTTCATCCTAGCTAGAAACTTTTGTTTAGGACCGTATGCTAATGGGACTTTAATTTGATTTAGTATTCCACCAGAGCCATTCTTACGAATGACTGATATGTTATTAAAAAGCGTACCAAATACTGCTACTGACTTTCTTATTGTTGAGTGATAAAAGTGGCTTCCAAACATTAGAAATTATCCGAAGGATCTCCAAAAGGGTTATTTTCAGTAAAGTCTAAGAATGAATCACCTTCAAGTTCGAATGCGACATTCTCTCCTCCTGAATCTGTTGGGTCTACTAATATACTATTATCTCCTATATCGTAAACCTTTGATATATTACATGATAGAGTAGAGGTTTGCCCTTTTAATGGCAACGTAGATGACACTAGGAAATCTCTAGCTTCTGCTACTCCATTTACTCCAATTTGAGATACCTGTATTTGTCCAGCCGTGGCTGATACATTGACTACTTTCTGAACCGTGGCAAATACTGAGGTTAATTCATTGCCATCACCATCAACTGTAAGTATTTGTTTAACTTGCTCGCCTTGAGTGAATTGATTACTTGATGTTGTGGTATAATCCAATGTGACTTGGTACGATTGAGTTTCTTCGACTGCATCTATACCAACAACACCTGTATCAAAGTCTTCATCATTATATTCATATAGAGAACATTGTAATCTATAAACTGGAAGATTCGATAACTGATAGAATGGTTGTTCATGCTCTACAAACATGACTTCAAAGAATTTATTAGATAGTGGTAGGAATATTAAGTCACCTTCTCTTGGTCTAGGTGAATCATTAATCTCATCCTGTAGGCCTACATACCTATCCCATATTTTACGAGATACTACAAAGTTAACTTCATCTCTGATTTCTAAACCAAACTTAGAATATAAATCCCCTTGACCTTCGAAACCATCACTACCTTCGATATACGCTTCAATCATATACGCATCGTCAAACTTAGAAGCTCTATCTTCTCCTAAAATTACATCTTTGCTTAATGTTTCTCTTGGTAAATAATATATATCTTGACCAAAAATCTTTAATGACTCGATAATTAAATCTTCATAAAGGTTCTGTTCAGATCTTACCGCCTGAGAAAAATATACGTTCCTAGGCATACTTTATCCTATGTAGAAATCGACAGGTTCTTCCCAATTTAAACGCGCCTCTTCTTCTAATTTTATTATTTCTTCTTTGGCATCGTCGAATATTTGTCGACCGTTAAAAGTTACTCCGCCAGGCATAACCATTCCTTCAAATTTAATTAGGTTGGTTCCCCATTGGTATTTAATTAGTGCTGTTGCATATCTTTTTAAGAAGTAATCGTTATATACATCAGTATATGTTGTTGGGTCGATTACTCTATAACATTCGATTGCAATATATGAATCAACAGAAACATCTAGTTCCCATTTCATATCAACTCGTAATTGATTCTTATGTCTGTCGAAGCTAATATGTTTTTCATCTGAATCGATTAACATATCTAGCATAGATAACCATTGCATTTTCATTGTGTAATCTAATAAGCTACCCATGAATCCCAATGAATACATGTCATTCAAATGCATTTGGTATTTAACATCAAACATATTATGTGACATATTGACATCATTGATTGGCATTATTCTAACAACATTAGTTACTAAATCACTAACTGGTACAAATTTGTTTTCAATATCGCCTTTAGTAATAGTTTGAATAGTCGCACTGGCTCCTGAAGCAGAACCCG